GTATCAGGACGATCAATTGTAGGATCTGTTTGTAGGCCACAAATTAGGTAATCACAGTGATTTTTAGCTTCACTCAACATAGCTATATGGCCGGCATGTAGCATGTCAAACGTACTAAAAGTTATACCAATTTTCTTACCTTCTTGCTTGAGTTCTTTAATTTTATTAAAGATCATGCGTCTGGCTCAAGTTTAATTACAAGTGGAAAGCCATTTGCTCTAGCAAGTTGTGTTGCTTCAACACCTTTTTGTTCTGCCATTTCATATGGTAATACGATAACAGTGGCACTACCTTCTTCGTGAATGGTTTGTGTAATTTCAATTGCTGTATCAACGGCAATATCAAATACCACACGCAAACTTTCAATAACAAATTCCATAGTTGTTACGTTGTCATTGATATAAATGACCTTGTACATACTGGGTTCTTTGACTGATAAGTTTGGGGTTGTTTTAACTTTTGCAATTGCCTTGGCCATATCTGCTCTCTTTATTTGTTTTGTTGATGATGGGTGGAGTTTCCTCCACCCTTATTACTATATTACTACTTTTCGAAGCTAATAGCAACCTTTTGTTTAACTGGCTCAGGTATAAATTGTTCCAATTTAACAGTAAGTATGCCATTCTTAACGTGTGCAGTGCTGACTTCTACACCCTCTGCTAGCTTAATACGCTTAACAAAGTCACGTGCAGCAATACCACGGTGAATGTATTCTCCAGCACCTTCTGCGGTTTCACGGTTAGTACCTCGAATAACTAAATCACCGTCTTCAACTTCCACATCTAATTCACTTTCAGCAAAACCTGCTACTGCTAATTCAATAGCATAGTTAGTTTCGTTTAGTTTAATCAGATTAAACGGCGGGTAACCACTATCCTTACCACGTTGCTCTAAGTGATGCAGTTGTGCAAACAAATCATCGAAGCCAATAGCAAATTTATAGATGCTAGGGATATCAAGGGTTGTGTAAACTTGTTTCATTATTTACTCTCCTTGTTAACTTCTGTAAATTCAGCATCCACAACACCATCTTGTGCATCTGTTGCTGTCTGCTGACCAGGTTCAACTGTTGCTGACTCTTGTGCTTGTTTAGCTTGATAGATTGGTGCTACTGGTTCTGCTAGTTTAGTCATTGCTGTAGTAATTGCTTCTACATCATCACCCTTAATAGCTTCTTCAACTAGGGCAATAGCATCATTAATTGCAGTATGTTGTTCAGCAGTTACCGAGTCACCAGCTTCTTCTACAGTTTTCTTAACATCGTGAACCTGTGCTTCAGCTTGGTTACGTGCATCAACTAATTCACGCAATTTTTTATCTGCATCAGCATTAACTTCTGCGTCACGTACCATTGCATCAATTTCTTCTTCAGTTAGACCCGAGTTAGCTTTGATAGTAATCTTGTTTTCTTTGCCAGTTGCTTTATCTTTAGCACTTACTTTTAAGATACCATTAGCATCAATGTCAAGAGTAATTTCAATTTGTGGTTGACCACGACGTTGTGGTTCAATACCTTCTAAATTAAACTGCCCAAGTACTTTATTGTCTTTGACAAACTCACGCTCACCCTGTGCTACCATAACAGTAACCGCTGGTTGATTGTCTTCTGCTGTAGAGAATGTTTGGCTTGCTTTGGTTGGGATGGTTGTATTTTTCTTAATCAGCTTGGTCATAATACCACCCATTGTTTCAATACCCAATGATAGTGGAGTTACGTCAAGTAACAATACATCAGTTTTGTCACCACCTAATACTGCACCCTGGATAGCCGCACCAACTGCTACAGCTTCGTCTGGGTTAACGTCTTTACGTGGAGCTTTACCAAAGAATGCTTCAACAGCTTCTTGTACTTTAGGCATACGTGTTTGACCGCCGACTAGGATAACATCATCGATGTCGCTGACTGCAATACCAGAGTCTTTAACAGCAATTTTACATGGGTCAATTGAACGTTTAATTAAATCTTCAACTAAACTTTCAAACTTACTACGTGTTAGTTTAACTGACAAGTGTTTAGGACCGGTTGCATCAGCAGTGATGTAAGGTAAGTTTACATCTGTCTGTGTTGAACTTGACAATTCAATCTTAGCTTTTTCAGCTGATTCTTTAAGACGTTGTAGAGCAAGCATGTCTTGTTTTAAGTCAATGCCAGACTCTTTCTTAAACTCATCAACCAAGTATTCCATTACACGTTGGTCAAAGTCTTCACCGCCAAGGAATGTATCACCGTTGGTTGACAATACTTCAAATTGTTTTTCACCGTCGATGTCACTGATTTCAATAATACTGATATCAAATGTACCACCACCTAGGTCATATACAGCAATCTTACGGTCTTTTTTATCACCTTTATCGCAACCAAATGCCAGTGCTGCCGCAGTTGGTTCGTTGATAATACGCAATACTTCTAGGCCTGCAATACGGCCAGCATCTTTAGTTGCTTGACGTTGACTATCGTTGAAGTAGGCTGGAACTGTGATAACTGCTTGAGTTACTTCATAACCTAAATAGTCCTCTGCTGTCAATTTCATTTTGCGCAATACTTCTGCTGAAATTTGCGGAGGTGCTAGTTTGTTGCCATTTACTTCTACCCACGCATCACCATTCTCATTTTTAACAATGGTATAAGGCATTAAGTCAATGTCTTTTTGTACTGCTGGTTCGTCAAACTTACGACCGATAAGTCGTTTGCTGGCGTAGATTGTGTTTTTTGGATTAGTAACTGCTTGACGTTTGGCACTAGCACCTACAATAATTTCATCGCCATAGGCAACGATACTTGGTGTAGTACGAGCACCTTCGTTATTTTCAATTACACGTGATTTATTGTTTTCAAGAATGGCCACACAAGAGTTAGTGGTGCCTAGGTCAATACCTATGATTGTATTTTTGCTCATTGTTTTCTCCTTATAAAAAGCAAGTAATAGTTGTAGACCCTAATTAGGCATCTACATAACTATTTATCATAATACACTATACTACATTAGTTGTCAAGTAGTTTGACAAATAATTCTTAATAAAGTTTTGCTGGAAGTGTTTGACTGGATAATTTCTTTTTCCAACGTTGTTTAGCCGCAGCCGCTTTGCGTTTGCGTTTAAGTGTTGGTTTTTCATAAGACTCACGAGCACGTAGATCTAATATTAATCCACTGTCCTGTATGTTCTTTTTGAATTTGCGCATTGCCTGTTCTACGTTATCATTTTTAACGTAAACTGTATTACCTCTTACCATTGAATCGTGTTGTGCCATTGATTACTATCTTCCTTATTGAAATGTATTTATATGCGTTGTTATTGAGGGTTATTTTTAATATACTGTTGAATTTGTTCTTGCTCTGCCGGTGTAAGCAGATCTACATCATACTCGCCAGATGCTATTTTATTAGTTAGATGTTTAATGTATTCTACATCATATGAATATACATCTGTAGTAGTTTTGTCTACTTCAATCCATTTGATATCATTCCATTTGTACAATTTACTTGGCAAATAATCAACTCTTAGGTACAAATCTCCTTTGGTTGGATTTTTTGGAAAGGTTGTACCAAATCCAGCATTTACACTGTTGCCATCAAGTTCGGCATTGATACTTAAATCTGGTGCAGTGACCTGTTGTGGTTGTGGATAATATGTGGCAATTGGATTGCCCAAATGGTCTGTTAGGGTAACTGGATCAACTGATTTAATCTGTGCCAATTCTTCGTGTTTAGCATCGTGCTCTGCTTGTAGCACATCTAACTTAGCCTGCATTTCTGCAATTAAACTAATAGCATTGTCTAAGTCTTGTTTACTAGTGTCTGTATCAATAGCCTCTTGAGCCCACATTTCTTCACCTTCCGGTATAGGAATGTCTAAAGGATCTTCGTCAACTGGTTGTTGTTTAGGTACCAGTCCTTCGTTGGTGGTGCGGTCGGGCCATATCCACGGAGTGTGTAGATATACCTGTGTACTAGCATAGTTAGCAGGTAAGTAACCATCGTTGTCGTCAATTGACTTAGCTAGTTCCTTGCCATCATCAAAGAACTTTTGCATTGCAATGTAATCGTCAACATCAGCTTCTTGCTTAATTTTTTCGTATTGTTCGTCGGTTAGCTGTCCATCGTCTAGTTCGTATTCATCTTCTTTCTTACGCTTGTCTTCTCTAGCCCACATAAGAGTTTGTTCTGCGGCTAGAATAAGGATAAGTGCCAATGGGTCAAATACAAATACTAGTAGGATAATTACCCAACGTACAGCACGTTCTAGCAAGTTCGCATCTGGATTGTCACCGTAGATCAGTGCGGCTATATATTTTATTGGTCCTACTTCTGCTTCAATCTTACGATTCTGCGCGGCTAGTGGAGCACGTTCTGCTTGTAGTGCGGAAATATTCTTTTGTGCGGCTGTGATGTCTGCTTGTAATGATTTACGTTCTTTAGCTTGATTCTTGCGAATCTGTACAGCACGATTGGCACCCTTGTCGTCTGTGGTACGACCTAACATTTGGTCTACCTGCGCATCCATTTGTTGTAGGGCCTTCTTGTTTACGCTGATATTATCCTGTTCTGTTTTAATCTTTTCATCTAAGATCTGCACCTGGGCGGCACTGTCGCCTACCGTAATGTTTTGATCCATGTGTGCCTTAGATAAGAAACCAAAGATACCCATGCTGGTAATCAGCATCAGCACTAATATGGCAGGAACAAGATAAAGTTTAAACTGTATGTTAGCACGATGCCAAAATTTGTGTAGCCATACAGTAGCGGCAATTTTACCTACTTCTAGTACAGCACCCATAATGATAATAGGCACTACAGCCGCGGCAAATATAGCTGTTAGTCCAGCTATGGAATAGTATGCGGCCACGGCTGAAATGCTTAAAGCCACCGCTAAGATGAATAATCCAAATAACATAGTTAATTATTTATTGAGTTGTAACTGATAGTTTAACATGGTAGTTTATATTAGTCAAGAGGTTTGGTCCAAACCTCTTGATACTTGTAAGTACCACGGAGCACTGGTCAAACTTAAACTGTTAGTAACACGCAGTTCTGGCTTACCGTCAGTGTTGTAGTCCATCACCTTATGAAGGTCTAATAGATTAGGCTCATGCGGATGCTGGTAGTTGGTTGAATTAGGTAGTTGAACGCCCATAATATATTAAGGTACCGCTGGATAGTTAGTTGTCTTTACGTATGCAGCCGTTATCTTAGTGCCTTTGTACGAGTCAGTCCATGTGGCTTGCCAAGGCCAGAGGCCGCCTGTTCCTGTGCTGACTACTCCTAATCCTATGTTGGTATATAGCCAATTTGTGCCATCCCAAGACAGACTCTCGTCAACATAATTATAACTTGTTTTTCCATTGACTGTGCCTACCGGAGCCATCTTGCGCCAACTTTGTCCGCCGTAGAATCCGTTTTCATCACCGTAAGGGCCATCCATTAACACCCAAGCAGTGGCTTCAGGTTCTGCGGCATTGGCTGGATCGTCTGTACCAATTCCTGTCCAAGGACGGCCTTGAACTAATCCACCTTCGTTAGGATTGTCAACGACATCATAACCGTCATACTGTGTGGGCAACTGCGTAATGATATAGGATGCTCTTGGGTTACTACTTGCGGAACGATCGTTGGCAGCTAAATTTAGTTTGGCAATTTGTCTTGCCTCTTTATCTGCTCCACCCCCGCCACCTGACTCGGTTGCGTATATAGTAAAGGAAGTACCGTTGGGAATCAACGCTATATTAATTTGATCAGCACCACTGCCACTTAAATTGCCAGCGGCTGTAGTAACGTTCCAAATAGCAACACCGGACTCACTTGGATCATTGGAGATATTAGTGCCATCAGGTTGAGTCATTGATCTTGTAAAACTAGGTTGTCCATTACCCGGCACAAAAGTCCAGTTCCTAGCACCAGCACCCAAGGCAATAACCTGCGCCATGTAAGCATCTATTGCGCCGCCATCTTTTCTAATGGCAAATCCAGCACCGTATGCGTCATAGTTAAACGTACCCACTGCCACTAGATAACTGCTGGCTTGAGTATAACTGGTTGCTGTTAAGCCACTTGATAGCATCAGTGTTGAAATTCCGTTGGCTGCCATATATCGTTCTCTTTAGTGTATTTAGTTAATCTTATGCTGTACAGCTAGCTTTTACTCCGCCCGCTTGTTCTGTTATAGTTACTGCTCCGGGTGTGCCGACTGCTTGCACAGCAATGCGACTACACTTAACAGGAAAACGCATCGTTCTACTTTCGCCAGCACGTAGTACAGCGCACGTGTTAGGGTCAACTATAGGATTCTCACCCACTACAAAATAAATTGATACTGATGAATACAGTATAATAACTCCCTTCTTAAGTACAGGGCTTTGTTGACTTGTGTTGGTAGCAGTTAATGAGTATGATGCCATTATTGATTCCTAATACAATATTTATAGCCAAAATAAAAGGCCCCGAAGAGCCTTTGGTTAGGTTAATAATAGGGTTTCTCGAGTTATATATTGCGCACCATGTATTCTGAAATCTTACGCTCAATCATGCTGGGAATATTCAGCGCAGGCCATTCAAGTTCAAACGGACAAGGCGCATCACCCCAAGAGCCAGTTGTGATAAACTGTTTGTATACTGCCAAGTCTGCTTTCTTAGTTGGGTCAAATTTGCGTTTTACAAAAGCATTTTGCATCGAATAAAGTGTATTAACCATTGCTTGTTCCATTGTGTTAGTGTTAGTGTTTAACATAGTATACAGTCCTTTTTGTAGTAAGTCAATATGTTTCTTTGGTAATGTAAAATTCAGTAGTAGGATACTTTTCTTTAAATTCGTCAGTAGCAACGTATTGATTTAACCCAGTCATATTAAAGAATTGTTTATGGAATGCTGTCTTGTGTGTTTCTTTAACCGATACTGTTAGGTATACCGAAGTTGCTTTGCCTGCCATTTTATTGCTCCTTGTTATCGCGTTCGCGTAAAATTACTAAAATAGCCTGTGACATCATTTCTAATTCAACATCATTAAACTCAAACTCTTCCAACCAATTGATGCAGTTAGTAATAGCAGTATCCTCACCTTGAATTGCGATATCAGCATCAAAGATTGCTTGGTTAATGTTATTGACAATAATCATATCATCAATATTCATTATACTGCCTCCAACATACTAGCTGGTACACGATACGCACCTAATGGAGTATCTACAACAATATTTTTAATAGCAAGTTTGCGCACTGTGCCTGTAATTGTTTGGCCGCTACGTGAGCTAGCAAAACGAACTTTGTCGCCGACAGACAAGCTACGTTTAGTTGCTTTGCCTAAGTTTAAACGAGCGTACTTAATAGCATCAATAATGCTGGCTAATTCTTCGTTGGTAAAAGTACCTTGAATTAAAGCAGTAGTAATTTGTTTAGCGTTCATTTATTGCTCCTGTGTTGTTAGTGTATGTATAGCATTATACAGTCATTTTACCAAAATGTCAACCTTAAAATGCAATTGCCATGTGTTTACTGCCCCAGCGTGATATTTCTCTCTGTTTGTTAAACTTAGTTGCTTTATTTGCAACTTCAATTCCGTATGTTTTCATAACATGTTCACTAATATCTTGCTCAATATCAGTTGAATATTCTAATTTAGAATGTATTCGGTGTGCAACCATAACAACATGACATTCATAGGTATCACTTGATGCAAGGATTTCGTATGCAGATCGGGTTGCTACATCTGCACCTTCAATTACTCCTTGGAAGCAACGTCCCAACTCATTTAAGATTTCTCTGCCTCGTTGATTAAATGGGTCAACTGTATGAATAGATTTTCTATTCGCTGTGGTGCCCGCCTTAACAACAATATGTATTCCTCGTGTCCGAAGCTCAGTTGCACATTGCATATTAAATGTGCCATTGCTAGTTGTTGCTACTACCTGCTCAACTATTTGCTTAACATTAGTTCCAATTAAATAGAACATCATATATGAGCCAACTTCGTCATCGGTTAAGTCAATTGATTTACCAACCTGAAAATTGACACGTTGTTTGTATGCCGGTTTGTTCATTTTGTTTCTCGTGTTGTTATAGACAAGTGCTATTCTATATTCGTATTGTCAAAAAGTCAACCAAAAAGTGCTAATTCCTGCAATACTTCATCAAATTCTTTAGCATAACTGTATGGTAGACCTAACTTGTAGCAGATGTAGTCGCCGCCATACATTTTATCTGAATCCGTAAGAGCCAAACCTTCAACAATCCATCTAATAGATTGTTTGCGTGAGTTGCTAATTGACTCCAATGAAACAACATGCTTTTCAAAGCTATCAATTGCCTGTTGGTCACGGGTTTGTTCTTCCTTGACTGCAACATCAAGTTCACCCAATAAACGTTCCCAAATCAACTGTTTGCCAGCCGCATCAATGTTGGTCCATTCTTCCCAAAAGTATTCATCTGGGCGTGAGCCACGTGCATCTTTATGTAGGTCACTGACTAAGTTTTCATCAAATGTGTATGTCATTGTGTGCTCCATTGCTTTAGTGTATAAGTGCTATTATACAGTCATTTTACCAAACTGTCAACCAAAATATTCCGTTGACTTTTGAGTAATATGAGTATATAATAACAGTATGAAAATCCTATTAGAACAAGATGGTGGGCATTTGGTCATGTATGTAGAGCATGAGCCCAGACAGTTTGAATTAAGCTGGGACGTTACAGTCACGGACATGGCCAAAGAACTTGACCATAGACAAGGTGTGCGCCGTATGAGCTACGACACCTGGCATTGGGATCTGCGCAAACAGCAAGAAGCAGAAGAATACATAACTTATTTTTATCTAAAGCACGAATAATGATAGGCATAACAGATTTACACAATATTTGGGGAATAGCGCAGTATGCAACTCAACCGCAGTTTACCTGCTATGAATCAGTGCAGGATAAATTAGACACCTACACAAAAGAACAGTATCTTAAAGATCCAGAAGCAACAGTACAGCAAGTGTTTGACATCTACCGTAGTATTAACATTACGCCAATTGTCTACTACACAGAAGCTGGATTGATTAGTGCTATTAAAGATTTGTCCGAGACTGTGACTAATAGTGTTAAGAATAATGTTATTAACTTGGGTAATAATCAAGGACAAGGTATTAATAGATTCCTGTTCCCAAACATGATGACTGCTGAACCTAAGGGCCGCGGCAGTAACAGTCTTAAAGATCGTTTCTTAAATGATGCAAAGCTAAAACGTGCTATCAACTTATGCTTTGAATACAGAGAAGGTAACAATCTAGTCAGCCCAACTGCACTGCGTCGTGCATTAGAGTTAGTCACAGGCGAGAACGTACAGAACTTTAAGAGTCTAAATGCACGTGCTATCGTAGAACACTTATGCCCTGTGCTTTGGGGCAATGTCTATGACTACAGTGCGGGCTATGGCGGCCGCATGCTGGGTATAACAACCAGTAACATGCGTTATAACTACCAATGTATCGACCCTAACACAGAAACAGTCAAGCACTTAACATACTTGAGTGAACTGATAGAACAAGCAGTTGGTAACAGAGGTTTAATCACACAGGCAGTTAGTGAAGAATACGAGCCCAAGGATATTGACCTTGCGTTTAGTTCGCCGCCGTACTTTAACTTAGAAAAGTACAGTGATGAGCCTACACAGTGTATGGTTCGTTATACTACATTAGATGAGTGGTTTGAGGGCTATGTTGTGCCCACTATGAAAAATATACACAAAGGTTTGAACAGTGATGGTGTGTTTGCTACCAACATTGCAGACTACAAGTCATATGGTAATAAAGAATACTTTGTATGCGAGCGTTGGATCGCTACTGCTGAGAAGTTAGGCTTTAAACATTCAGGTACGATTAAGATGATGCTTAACACTCGTCCAGGTGTAGGCAACGATAAGACTGCCGGGCGTGAAAAGTTTGAAGGCGTGTACGTCTTTACAAAATGAAGATCAGTATCAGACATTTAAGTTACGGAAATATTCAAGACCGGGTTACATGGTTAGAACAAAACGTAGGAGAACGTAAGTATGTTCTGCATAACCAAACAGGTGGATATGGGTGGTGGTATTTCAATAATGATAGAATTATCGAAATTGAAGATGAACAGTGGGCTACAATATTTTTATTAAAGTTTGGCGGATAGATGAAAATAACCATGCAGGAGTTTGAGAAATTTGAACAAGAGTTCATATTTGACTTAATTAAAAATCCACACTATCGTCTCGGGCAGGCAGTTATTAACACCTATCCCAAGATCAGTCGTAGTATGGAAGATGATGGTGACCTTGGTTATATGCAATGGCAAGAATTGTGGGAGTGTAAAGATCGTAAACGTGTATTAGAGATAATCGATCGGTATATTATTAAATGAGTTTACTAGACGGTGCTAACGGACGTAGGTTTATAGCCTCAGGTCCGTTCGATGATGAAATGCCTTGGCACTATCTTGTTATTGCTGATATTAGTTATTGGCTAAAACATGAACCAGAAATCTACACATGGATGGATGATAACTTACCTAGAGGCAGATTACACCAACAAGGCATGACTTTGGAATTTGAAACCGATGAACAATTAACTTTATTTGTATTGAGATGGGCATGACTAAAACACTTACACTATCGCATAAAAATTGGAATAATCTTAGAAATAAAATTATAGAGGATTATGGTCAGGCTACTGTACTAATCAGTTGGCGATTACGTACTACATTAGGATTCACTGTGCGTGAGCATAGGGGTTATCAACCCGGTGCCGAAGGACATGAACAAAGTATTATTTGTTTGGACTTTTGGGATGATCAATTACAAACAATGTTTCTTCTTAGGTATAGCGATTACGTAAGTTCGTAACTAGGCGCCAAATTTCAGTGGAGCTATACCCTGCGCCATCATTAATGCTTTATTTTTACCTTCTGCTAAACTTGCTTTAATCGCATCGCCACTAGCACTTGCAGTGTTGGCCATGTTTTTAAGCGCATCAGTAATGCCAGAACCAGATGTATCTGCACCTATTTTATGTAGATTTGTTGCAAAACTCATTGCACTACCCAAACTTGGCATAGGCGGAACAGTTAAATCAATCCCTGCCGATGTCATAAGTCCTTGTGATTTAACCAGAGAATCTTCAAGTGCCGTAATCTGCTCATCAGTAATAGCACCGGCAGCATTAATTGCCGCTAATTCAGGACCGCCGCTAACAGCATGAGTAAAATCTGATATATTAGGTAATCCATTTGCTCCGTTTAGAGCAGATAGGCCCGATGCAGTGCCTGTCATATTTCCTATATCTGTTGACATACCGCTCATTAATCCACTTAATGACGGAGCGGCTGCTTCCAAGTTAGGAATAGATGGTATTTCAATTGCACTACACATACCTGCCGCAGCTGCCGGGCTTGTAAATTTTGCACCCATATCGCTAAACTTGCTGGCCATTGCACTCATATCAGGTAAATTGGCCGCAGTTAAACCAGAACCAGAAGGTGCTAGTTTATTTAAATCAGTTAGGTCTTTAAGACTAGCAATTGACCCACCAGGACTGATACCCAATTGTTCAGTAACTGTAGACAAAACTTTAGGATCAGTAATAGAACCCATAATTTTATCAACCTGCGCTGTGTGTTCGGGCATACTTAAATCTAATCCTGCGCCAGCAATTGCGCCATTGATTCCGCTGGCATTACCTAATTTCACAGTATTTAATTTATCAATAAGCCCAGCCGATGTGCCAAACTTTGACATATCCTTTAAATCAAACGCAGGGCCGGCAGCTTCAAATGCTTTCGATACATTACCTAAATCACCAAGCGCACCATCTAATCCCTGTGTGGCCATAGAACTCATGTTGGTGATGCCCGTGCCATAATCACTAAATGATGTATTTGATATAAAATCAGTTGCTTTTTTTAACTCTTGTGAGTCAGCAATGTGTCCTTGCGCTTGATTTAAAATTTGACCAAATGCCGCATGATTGCCAGTTGGCATAAGTTGCGATTGCAGTACAGTTAGATTTGCTTTTGCTGAAGTGATTCTTGCCGCTAATGCCAGACTAGGTGCTGTATTAGCAGCTATTAAATCAGTAATTTGACTGTCCATATTAGCCATAGCACCAGTCACAGTAGGAGCAAGTTGTAATGCTGTGCCTTTGGCTATACCAACCATGGCGGTAATGGTACTAGGTGTAAGTGCACCACTAGCAGTAGCCAGAGAAACTTTCATGTTCTCTGCTATTACACTGCCTGCCTTCGCAGTTACTAAACTAATATCATGTTCTGCCATGCTTGTTCCTAAGTTATAATTTTGATAAATCTAACGATAATATATCGTTGCCTGCTGCTACAAATTCCCAATTATTATAAAATTTAGGCCAGCCGGCAATTTTAGGATCAGGTAAATTACAAATACACGTAGCCAATGCTACAGTAGGATCATTATGATCATATTCGTCATAATGATCCTGCATATATACAACTAATGTTCTTTTATGATTATCAAGGAAATTAAAAATTTTTAATTCGTTGGCAGTTGGATGAATTAATCTACGATCCCAGTCAGTTATTTCTAAATTAGACTCTGACTGTGATTTTTCCATAAACAAAATATAAGTTGATTGTTCTGGATCAAATACAAAACTAGTTGTTTCTGTCTCCGACATGCCTAATCCTAAGTTATAATACCACCAGCGCCAGCTGGCTCAATACCTGTTGTTGTTTGTATATAGTGGTTTACTAATGCGCCACTTGTTTGTGCATGTAGCATAACATGACGTCTATCAATGTGTATACTCTTATTTAACTCAGATGTAAATAGGCTCTGCATCAAGCCAATACCCTGTGGGCTTGGCACTACAATCATTGGTTTAGATACAATGAATTCATCGGCAGTTTCTTCTAATACCTTAGCAATAACTTCATCACCATTTACTAATTTAAATGATACTAGTGTATCCTTGTCGTACTTATTAGTTACTAGCACTTGTTTCCCCTAACATTTCGTTTAGTTGTTCATTGGTTAATTTTTGTAGGCCTTGATAGCCACCCGATACAAACAGTTTACCGTCTTGATAAATTTGTGGCACTGTACGATGCCCTTCACTCATAATAAACTCGCGTGCGTCTAAATCTTCATCAATTTTAATTACTTCAAACGCAATCTTTTTCATTGTTAATAAATTCTTTGCTTGCTCACAGAATGGGCAAGAATCTTTTGAATACACAGTTAACATATTGGCTCCTTTTATTATAGTGTAGGTAATTCGTCGTAGTTCATCTCATCACTCATTACGCCAATTACGTAGTTAGTTGATTCGGACTCTTGTAAGGCTGTTTGTTTTTTACTGGTATCACTGTGCTTATTAAACCAAGGAATCGGAGTTGATTTAGGCGCAGGGCTAGTGTAACGTATACCGATTTGTTTTAGTGCATCTACGGCGGTATAATCAACAAAATCTTTCAAGATGTTAGCGTTTAAACCAATAACTGGGCCCATTTTGAACAAATAATCGGCCCATGCTTTCTCTTCGCAAATAACGTCTAGGTACATTTGATACACCTCAGCTTCGCATTCTTGTTTAATAGCAGCAAAGCGTGGATCTTCTTTAATCACTTGATTGATCAAGAACGCTGTCCATTCTTTGTGTAGTAATTCATCTTGTAGAATTAAACTGATAATATTACCATTACCAATAAAGATACGATTTTCCACCATAGCCAAACTTGTGGCAAATGATACCATAAAGCGGAATGCTTCTAGGCCGTAACTAGCATGTAGGGCTAGCCAAATAGCTTTAATATGTTCTGTTTCGCTAACTTTAATGCCGAGTTCAGCTTGACAGTTAATCACATGCAATTTGTCATAGTAGTTGCCAATGGTTGATGCCATGCTGACAATTTCTTGTGTATCATGAATTGTATTAAACACATCTTTAGGCACATTATAGATATTACGAATAATGTGGCTGTAGCTCTTACTGTGAATGTTAGTTTCAAAGAAGCTCCAATTACTAATAAGTGCTTCTAGTTCTGGAATACTTACCACAGGACCAAACACCTGATTAGGTGCGCGGCCTTGCAGGCTGTCTAGGGCTGTTTGACGTAACAAGTTACTAGTAAAGATATGTTTGACTGCATCGCTGGCACTTTTAAAATCATTGGCATCTTTACTTAGGCTAATCTCTTCTGGTTGCCAAAAGAAACCACGTGCTGTAGCTTCATAATCTGCAATCTTGTTATACTTAACTTCTTCAAAGCGTTGCACTGTTACTGGACCTGCCGGATCCAAAAACATCTTACGTTGTAGATAGTTAGTTGGCTTACTTAGGTTATACTGTGCTTTACTCATTTATAATTTGCAGCTTTCGCAGCCCTCTTCATCATCATAATCTATTGGTGCCATTGTTGGCGCTACTTCTGCAACCATCTTACTACCTTGTTTATTAATCAAGCTATAGTAGAATGTTTTAATGCCCCATAGCTGTGCCTGCATTAAATTCTTAGCAATCAATGTAGTGGGCACCTTACGATCCGCAAAGTGTGCCGGATTGTAAAATGTGTTAGTGCTGATACTTTGATCCACATAGGCCGCTAGTACTGCCGCAGTTTTTAAGTATGCTGAACAATCTTTTTGTTCCCACATGAGTTGATATTTATTCTTTAACTTATGATATTCCGGAACAACCTGTGTGAATGAGCCAGCTTTTGATTCTTTAACTGAAATTAAACTCATAGGCATTTCAATACCATTGGTTGAGTTAATAACAACACTGCTTGACTCTACAGGAGCAATAGCCATTAAGGTAGCATTGCGTACACCATATGATCTCATATCACTACGTAGTTGTTCCCAATCAAGTTCTGGTGTAAAGTCAGCAAGTTCATTAACACCATCTGCACGATTCTCCCAAGGAAACTGTCCTTGACCGTAACGTGTTTTTGCAGAATCTAAACATGGGCCACGTTCTTTAGCAAGTTCGACTGTGGCTTCTGTTAAGTAGAATGCTTGATGTTCCATCCAACTTTTAACTTCTTGTAGGGCATCGCTATCGCCGTATTGTAAACTACGTTTAGCATGCCAATAGGCCAAGTTAGTAATACCAATACCCAAGGGTTGTAGCTCATCGTTTGACAATTGGCTTTGTATGCTTAAGAAATCTTGATAGTCCAAAATGTTACATAAACTACGTTGCAGGATACGGCAAGCACGACGCATGTCTTCTGGATTGCGGAAAGCACCCCAATTTATACTACCAAGTGTACACAGGGCAATGCGACCAGTTGGATCATCTAAGCGTTTGAATGGCTTAGTGGGTAGTAAAATCTCGCAACACAGATTACTTTGATAGATGGTATGATATTCTGGATCAAATGGTCCTTGCTTCATAACGTTATCAATAAACACTAGATAGATACGACCTGTATCTGTACGTTCTTTTAAAATGCCGCCTTTAAATACTTCTTCGGCTGACATTGTTTTCTTACGTAGGTTTTTTTGTTTCTCGTACTTAACATACAATTCTTCAAACAATTCAGTATTAGTGTAAAATGCTTCGTATAAGTCAGGTACTTCGTTAGGATCAAAGAATGTAATATTTTCTTTATTTTTAAAACGACGCCAAAAGAAAGCACTTAGTACAACACCGTAGTCCATATGACGTACACGGGTTTCTTCTGTACCTTGATTGTTTTTAAGTACAATTAAATCATCAAACTGATGATGCCAAATTGGGTAGAATACAGTTGCACTAGCATTACGTATGCCGCCTTGGCTACAACTACGTAAATCACCAAACCATTTTTTCAAGAACGGAATCATACCCGTATGTTGTATTTCGCCGCCACGTATAGGTGATCCTAAACTACGTAAGCGACCGATTTCTAAACCAATGCCAGCACGTTTACTAGCATACTTGGCCATCATTTCACCTGATGCAAATATACTGTCTAGGTCGTCGTCCGCTTTGATCAATACACATGAACTAAATTGTTTAGTTGGTGTGCCTAAGCCGGCGAGAACAGGCGTTGCTAGTGTAAACAAACTGTCACTGGCGCAATTATAGTATTCTTTGATAAAACGCATACGTGCGCTACCAGGTTCTTCTTTATGGAATACTGTTGCTGCCGCGACTATATAACGTATCTGCGGAGTTTCGTAAATCTGTTTAGTAGCACGATTGCGTACTAGATATTTTTCAATTAGCTGTTCAATGGCCGCATATGAATATGTTTCGTCTTTGGTATGATCAACAAACGAATCCATTTTGTCCCATTCTTCTTCACTATACCACTCAAGTAGTTCATTAGTGTATAAGCCCGTTGCTACATTCTTTTTAACAATTTCGTATAGACGAGGAACTTCATAATCACCGTAGACGTCTTTGCGCAACATACTTAGACGTTGCTTACCTGCTACGTATTGATAGTTTGTGTGCCCTATATCTGGATTGTGTTCGATGTCAATAAGATCAACAATAGCACGAAGTGTAATTTCGTCAATTTCACGTGTGCTAATGCCATCATAAAAGTGTGGCTGTGCTTTGATTTCAATCATTGATTGACTTACGTCTGCGATTCCAGCACATACTTTTGTAATCTGGGCTTGCCATTTATCTACTGCTAACGGGGCGCGGCTACCGCTACGTTTTATTACTTGAATGATACTCAATTTGATAACCTCGTAATTTAGTACTGCTCTAAATTTGTATTGTTGATTGTTGTGTTGTATTTACTTATACTATACAGTGTACATAATATTTCAACTTTTTGCAAGTTTTATATTAGATAAATGTCTTTATATAATAGTTAAATGTAGCATCGACACCACTAGTTGTAGTATAGGTTAATATCGCTGCATTAACATCGCTTTGAAATCCTAATACAACTCCGGTGTCAGCTGTTTCAACATAATCATCTTCGTACAATGATGTGCCTAACAGCTCAGTGACTTTAAGTGTACCAACTCGTGAAGTTGAGCCACGAATAATAGTATAATCAATTGTGCGAGAAGAAAGTGATTCGAATGTTATAGTAGTATTAGCAGCAACTAGTGTATTGCCTGGAAATGTAAATGTATGCAATGCAACATTTGCTTCTAAACTATTAAGTTCAGACTGAATAGAAGTAATGTTTGCTGTCATGTTAGCAACATTACCTTGTAATGCTTCAATAAGGGCTAACTCACTATATATAGTTTGAGTAGTAAGGATTTCGGTCATACCGACTACAGGTGCGCCCTCAGCCAATGTGCCATTCCCAATAAACAATCGTTGTTCATCAATCGACCAACCTAGTTCAGCCGAGCTAAGTTGTGGTAAATTTTCTTGCAGTCCTCTGCGGATTTGTATTTTGGAGATTTGGGTTACAGCCATATTAATATCCTATCTATATTTTATATTTAGCTGAGATTATAATACTGCTCCACTCTTTTCAACCAACGTTCAGTCCACATATCCCATTCAGCGCCTTCAACTGTCCAAGTTTGGTATTGGAAGTCTTGACTGCACATTAGAATAACACCCTGTCGAATGTCTGTTCCGTGAGTTTCGTTATGTGCTAGTCCATAGGCACATAATTGAAGGAAATAGTCCTGAACCCACTCTGTTTTCTTAGGTTTATTAGTCTGTTTGTAGTCTAAAATAGCCGGTTTACCTTTGTGTACACCACAAGCGTCAGTTGTACCAGCATACAGTCCACTAACGTATAAAGGCACTTCAATACCCCATACTTCATCTACATGCACCAATCCTTCCTCTACAATCTTTTGTGCCATCTTGTGGCTTTGTATACTGTAGGGATTAGTACCGGGTTCGCCCATTTGACGATTGTTCTGCACATAGTCTTCTAACCACTTGTGCATACGTGTTCCACGATTAGCGGCTTCTGTAGTGATTTCCTGTGCTTTCTTTTCGCCAACTGACTTCCGCCAGTTTTCTAAGGCTAACTTAGCTTCAGGTGGTTTTGTCTTGTCTAAGATTGTTGTTACTGAAGGAACCTTACTACCATCTGGTAAACTGTAAAGTCTTTTTCCATTCTCGCTCTGGCGATTAATGGGTGTGTAATCATATTTTTGTATAAGCATACTATTAGTATATAAGGTTAATTGTCAAAGGTCAAAGAAAATTGTTGCCTAAATTCTTCAGATCGAATATATTCCGAATTACGCTGTAATCTAGGTTTAAGTTGATTGTATATACTCTCAATATCCAATGTCATTAAACGATCAACTTGTGCTATAACTGCTAGTAATCGCAATCTATTATCTACTAGAGTATCATAACTATGATCAATAATATCATCAAATGTATCAATGCCGATATCTCGTAAAAATTGTACTGCGCCGGCGGCAGCAACTAATATGAATAATTGCCCAGCAACAATTGGTTTAAATGTTTTTTCACTGAGCATAGAGAATTTTCCATTTATAGTAGTTTCAGTGACTAGATTAATATATGTTTCTAAATATGCTGGATGATCGATAGTTATATCAATCTTAGTATGTTGATCCCTGTCTGTAAATTTAAATTTAGCTGGTAATTGTGCAAATTTATTATTTTCTTCGTCGGTTAATCGGAATTCATCGAAATTATTACACGAAATATTATCATCTCGATTGCCATAACTAAACACCATATCATTAAAATACGGTTTATGTGCAAGTTGTAAATACACCCATTTTCTATGCTGCCAAGGCATGCCGTTTAAGCAACTAAGTTTATATTTTTTAGGCTGTTGAGAAAAATTATAATTTTTAAAATTACCATCTATAGCATGCGGCGCACTTGCCCATACTGTCCAAAACGGAAAAAATTTTATATGTGTATTGGCAGGCGGATGATTACAATAGGTAAATTCTCCCGTTAATAGATAAAATGGTACAGTTAAATTTAATTGTAAAATATTTTGATATAATTGATTAGAATCTACAATATGTCCGGATGAATCAAAGATTATATGACCGAGATGATTTTCAATTATTGATCTAGCAGCCGGACTAAGGTCAACCCCGCCGGCAGTAAAATCAAAGACATCTATTGATACTATTAAACTGCCATCAGGTACATAGCGTGTTGTAATGTATTCTACATAACGATCACTGAATTCAGTAAGTGTATGGTTGGCGTTTAATCGATAAATCATTTGGTAATATGATCACGTTTAATTTCTCTAACTGGATCATCAAGTAATTCAGCTAGTGTATTTTTAATAGTAACTCTCTTGTGGCCAATGTCTCTAATATGTAATGCACGTTGGCCAATTTCGTCTAGTGGCAATCCGTCTATACGATTCTTTTTAAAGTCATCTTCTAACGACCACACATATCTATGATGATCGATTAATTCAACTATTAGTTGATGTTGTAGATCTAAATTAACTTCTTGCATTTGTTCTATATAAAAATCAAGTTCTTCTTGGTTGGCACCTTGAGTTTTTTCATATTTAACTACAGCAATAGTGTATCTATCCACTATTTCAATCACTGGAAATTTCATAGTAATATTTAGTACATAAATATCAGACTATATAGTAAATATTCTATCTAATACTGCTTGTTTTTGTTCGTTGGTATAATTGTACCACTCAACTACTTCATCGGTTGTTCTGTTACAACCTCGACATACATCATTGATTAATTGGCAAACGCCGACACATGGGCTTTCAACTTCTTCCATTATTGTTTATTCCTGTAATCGTTTATTGCAGCTTTAATAGCATCTTCTGCCAATACACTGCAATGTATTTTAACTGGCGGTAATGCAAGTTCTTCTGCTATTGCTGAATTTTTAATTGTTGATGCTTCATCTAAGGTCATACCTTTAAGCAGTTCTGTTACTAGACTAGAACTAGCAATTGCTGAACCACATCCGTATGTTTTGAACTTTGCATCAATTATAATACCGTCTTCGACTTGAATTTGTAACTTCATGACGTCGCCTGTCATCCGCAAGCTGGGGCACCGACGATTCCGGTCCCAACTTGCGCATTCTCCTTGTCTAAAGATCCCACATTTCTAGGATTTTCGTAGTGATCTAACACAGCAGTTGAATATGCCATAATACTCTCCTATAATAGTATACTAATATACTATACTATTTATAGTGGTAGGTCAATGTGTTTTAGTTATTGTGCTACAGGTGCACCACGTGTTTTAGCGGCACGTTTAGCCATGCTAGTAACATCATCTACTGGTGCTTGGAATGTATTTTGTTCTGCACTATTAGTGTTAGTTGTTGTAGGTTCTTCTTCACTACCTTGTAGCGGAGCAAGAACAACTTGATCTTGATTGAAACTTTTGATTAGATTTTTTACTGCTGGATTGTTTTCATTTGCATCAACTAGTGCATCGTAGCTGAATGTACGATCTGTGTTCAACACTAGATTAATAAGACTTTGTGTGCTGATTGTTGCCGATGCCGATTTGTCTTGCGAACGGTGACGTAATAACTCCAGAGCAGTAACTAGGTTAGACTCTGGAGTGTTTGTTGGGCCGTGAGCAAATTCACGTAAACGCATTAGCGCAATTCTCTACCTAATGTTTCAGTTCCACCAACAGCGGCATCAGTAGCTGCAAAACCATCAGCTGGTTCTTCAGCATCAAAATCGCTTTCTGGTGGTGGAGGTAATTCAGCACCTAGTTCATCACCTGGCAAAGCCATTGGTTGATCAACTGCTTCACCGCTTAATACACGTACACCAGTGTCAACACCTTCACGTGCAGATTGTAAGTTTTGCATTAGTTGATCTAATGTAGCACCAACTGCATTTTTAAATGCATCAGCTTGTTCACTACCAATTTGGTCACGGATGCTGTCAAGTAATTGTGGAAGTTGTTCATTTTGCATTTTACCAACTTTCTCAATGGTGTCCTGAACACTATCAACCATATCTTTGGCAGCTAACAATACTTCTGCATTGCCAACTTCGCCTTCATTTAGTTGTTGATGTTGTTCAGTAAGCCAAGTATTTAGGCCTTCTTGTACAGTTAACAATTCCATGTAACGTGGATTTGTTTCCGCACGATGAAAATCCGCACTATGACGGATTTTGTTTAGGTTTAATGAAATTGTTTCACCCAGGCGTTGTGCTTTAGCAATAGACAAATTGTCATAGTTAATAGCAAAGCCAAAACGGCTTTCTAATACTTTATTAATTCTTTTTGCAGATGTCTGTGACATTTCTGATAGTTTCATGGTTAATTCTTCCTAATGCAATTATTTAATATTATTTATCAAAACAATAGACTTCTTCAATTGTTTCTTTGATTCTTCAATTCTAAGCATAGTTTCAGTGTATTTATTAGAATATAGTGTGATATTCCAATCATCGTTCTTCTCTTGTGCTTGTTTATAGCGATATCTATATAGTATGGCGTCAAATTCAAGTACACCAATTAAATTATCATTAACTCGTACTTCTTGTGCTAATTCATATTTGTGCTTGTGTAAGGCAATGCAATAAAATATGGCGTCTTTTCTATTAAAAAAGTCAAATATCTGTTCATTATCTTTAGTTATTCGCCAGTTTTTGTCTGTTATTTTTGTTATTTTGTACTTGCCTACAATTAGTGTATCTGCGCCTAATTGATAGCAGAATGGCAGAGGACCTCGACTATGTTTGGCCAACTCTGCTTCTGTAAACCTACGTATCTTTTCAACGTCGATCTCAGTCAATGCGTTTTTTGTAGTAGATTTTGCCGGCTTCATTTGTTCTTAACAGTACATCTTTGACTGTGAGTTGATTTGCAATCAGTTGTTCGCGTTCGTCTAATTGACTTTTAGCAATAGTATTATCGCCAGTGAACTGTTCTAAGAGTTCGTGTTCTTCGTTTGTGATTGTTAGTAGTAGTTTGTTTGTGAGTTCAACAATTTTCATGATGTTATCCTATAAAGTATTTATTACAGGATGGCATTGCAGAGTTTTATTTAAAGATTGAGCGAGCAATAAAACCAATAAGTCCAGCTAATACAACGCCCATCATAGTTGTGAAGATGCTGATGGTTTGTTTGTCATTACCCGATATTTTGTCGGTTAGGCTGTTTTTAATGTCAATCAGATGCAGCTCAAGTTTATCCATGCGCTGTTCTAAGTTGTTTAATTTAGTTTCCAAGCTACCGTACCTTACGGCGCATAGTTCGACATGTGCTTCTAAATTTTCTTTCTCAATATCTGTAGGTTTTGCCATTATCGCTCTCTTTTATTAGTAGCGATGCGTATTCTTTGAGCCTAGTTTATGCCGTAATATGTGCCATGATTAATGTTGTTGCATCAACTAATATTTAGTAATTTTAATGTAGTAGGTTATATGCGTGTTTTAAAATAGATATTTTTATCTACACCGCTGGCGTAGAATAAGGGTAGTGGGGGTTTGGCTGTTTCGTCTAGACCAAGTATAATAGGTGCAAGTTTAAAATCATCCTTGAGTATACCGTACCTATCATGGTTAACTGCATAGACATCTTCTCGCTCAACTGCAAAGTCAAAAGACCAAATTTTATGTAGACCTGTATAGTTAATACCAAATGAATACTCTGCCACATCATCAGTGACCGCAGGCAGATAATTAAATTCCATTAACTGTGCTCGCAAACTTAATAACTGATTTATTGTTTCCCAATTACGTTGTTGATTGCGTTGCTTCTGTTGTTCTGCTGACTGTGTTAGTACTTTCGTTTCGGTTATATCTATTAGGGTATATGCGTAATATCGATACAATGTTTCCATAGCAATATTTATAGTCGTAAAAAAAGCCACAAATTATTGTGGCCTTTTTAGTTTACATTTTAATAGTTTATATTAGAATGTATAGTCTGCAACTGTAAC